TTGCGTGAGCGTTTTGATATATTCTTGGACTTCTTGCGTGAAAGTAGTCTGCGGTGCTGTAGTTTCCTTGAATGGATTATATCCATCGAAAAGCACCTCCTCTGTTGGCATGTTTAAATCTTTAACGTATATTTTTAGCGTCATGTTTGATACTGATGCATCATCAATTTGCTTTATAACGTTGAATAAGAACGGTCCTGTTAAGCCTTCTTTTGTCTCAGAAGGCAGGCTTAATGGCGCAACATATACAAATTTCTGTTTAAGCTGGTCAAGCATTTCGCTAACTGTCATATTCTCACCCCTTAATTAGTAGATTCTTCGAGCGCTTCAACAGTAACATAAACATCGCGTAGATTTTCAACAGGCGTGTTTTGCGGCACAACGCATTGAATCCAAAATGATACAGAACCACTTGCCGTAATATCGCTGAGTGACAATGGCGCAGAATTGTATGTAGTGTTATCAGCAGAAAGCGTAATCCATGATGGATCGGCACCTTCAGACGCAAGTAAATCATTCACAGAAGCAACGGATACGCTTGTATATTGTTTATCAGCTGCATCATTTTTAATCCATATCTGCTGTTTTTTGGTTCTGTCGTTTGCATCGGCAGAACTTGAGAGAAACTTTGATTTACCTGAAAGTGTGTTTACGCCTTCAAATATTCTCTGTCCTGTGCTGAACGCAACAGCAGTTTGCCCTGATGTAAGTGCAGAACCAAGATAGACTGTACCACCAGAATATCCCCATTCTCCTGCAGCAGGACTTGTTGGAGTAGATGTGTTCTTCGTTAGAAGTTGTCCGTATGGTTTTCCTGCTTCGAATATCCTTACTTCAGCAGGTTCTTCTGAAACAGTAAACTGTGAACCGCTATCACTTAAAGTCCCAAGAATTTCCATTATTCTCTGTGTAAATCCACTATCTGCATAAAATTTCAATGCCATTTTTATTCAGCCTCCTTCACAATTTCATATTCACATTCTATTATAACATTTGCAATAAAATCATTTATATTCGACAGTTTTAATACCTTATTGTCCACTTTTAAATAGTGCTCTGTACTTTTAGAAAGTTTAGCAAGCTCTTCAATAGCTTCTTGAACATTCTCAAAAAACAGAGCAATCTTTTTGTCATTAACACCTATTTTCATTCTTTCACCTCTCCGAAAAGTCCTTTATATCTTTTTGAATAAGCGATAACATCAATTGCGTAATGCCAATTATCAGGTTTTATGCCTTTGCTTATGCAATCAAGCACATAAGTAATACCACCATTGTAAGCACATAAAGCCCAAAAATCAATATTGGTTTCAATGCCTTTGTTTTTTAAAGTATCATAAATATATTGCAAGTATGCGCAACCTAAGCGTATGTTTTCCTCTGCGTCCATTACATCACCTATTTCATAACCGAGCTGTCTCAAGTGTTCAAGCGCAATTGGAGTTAATTGCATCAAACCTTTATCATCTGCTTTACCAATAGCGTAGACATTAAAGCCACTTTCTTTTTCAATTATTCCCATTACAAGCTCAGGTTTTATACCACCACAATACTTCTGAACTATATTTGCATAGTCTTTTAGTTTCATCCCAACACCTTCCTTAGCAAATACATTATAAGGAAAGCAATAAACGAGCCAGAAAAAAAAAATTCCAAGTATCCAGCCGCCTATTTGCTGTTTGATAACATTCTTTACTTTTTGCTCAAAATAACCATTTTGCAACATGCCAAGTATCCTATTTTGCCCATCTTTTAATTCTTTTAAATCATCACATAGATTGTTTACTCGCTCTTCAAGCCGTGCTAATCTTTCGTCATTTGTCACCTTTTTCAACCTCCTTTCAAAACATGGTCCACGTCAACATAACACTCGTTAAATGCTAAATCGAACCTAAACGATGGTAGGTAAGTATCTTGAAACTCTGGATGTATACTTTCGCGTATTAAATCAAATGCTTCTGGTGAAAAATAAATAGCTTTATAGTTTATTGAATGCTTTGTGTCATCATATTCGTCTAAATTGTAAGAAAGCAGGTCGCTTATGAATCTTCTATAATGTTCAAGCAAGCGCTTGAATGGATAGAAATACATCGGGTGATAGATGTTTGAATACCATTCACCATCTCTTTTTTTTAATGGTTTTTGTAGTTCTTTCAACTTAAGCAATGGAATAACATCAAAGGTAAATTTCATAGGCATCACCATTATTATTATACCAAATGTGGTGGAAAAACTTAAAACATGAAAGTAGTGACTAAATCAAAGGTTGCATTCGCTTTTGCAAGCAAGATATGCTTTCGTAGAGAGTGAATGCAATTCTTCGGAACTTGCACCAAAGAATGTTGGTTCGGGTTCAATATATTTTCTTACAGCAATCCAGTCAGTATGACTTTCCATTGAAACGTTGTATGCTGCGGCTGCATAAATTCCAACAAAACCTGTGTTTACTCCTGTGTAACGACTGCTAACTTCTGACAAGTTATTATTTATTACACGGCTTAGGTAGCCGCCTGGAATTCTAAAGCTTTCTCTAAACCATGTATTATATGCAGGATTTGTTATTACATCACCATCAGTAGATGTAGAACCACCACAACGTGGCGGGTACTTTGAATTGCCTGTAAATAGAGCAGACTCATAACCGGAATATAGCGCATAACCTATACTTGAATATGTAGAATCACCATAATAAAAACTTCCGAAATAGTAGTTGCTTTGCAATATTTTATGTTTAAATTCCAAAGCTATACTACCATTCAACAAAATATTAGACGCTATTTCAATCTTCTTTTTTTCTGGTCTATACATTCGCAAATACCCATTAGTTACCTCGAGAGTGCCTTCATTCACCACAATATTCCATTTTTCAGTATCTAAAATTGTACCCTCAAAATCATCAAAAAGTAAAAAAGTATCATCACCATTACTTGCGCCAGTAGCATTTTCCTTATAGTAATATACACAAACAGTTGCGTCAGTATCCAAACTTTCATCAACTTTGACCCAAATCTTCGCAGTCCTATTGGGTGCTGTGCCCGTTACCTCTTCTATCCAATAACTATATTCAGTAATTCCATCGCTTGATGTAAAGCGGATATCATTAGGAAAATCAAAAGAGTGGTTTTCAAGATGAAAGTCCGCACCAACAGAACCGCTACTTTCACCAACATTAAGCAACACTTGATAACCTGTTCCTGCTCCTTGTGAACCTGTAATTGTAATTTTTTTACGATATCTATAATCACTTAACCATGCCATTCTCACTTCCTCCTAAAAAGTCAGGCTTATCTTCGAATACATAAAGATTGCAAGGGTCTGCTTTTTCCATATATTCTTTCACTTTATCACAAACCTTCCCGACATTGTAAAGGTAAATTATCACATTTCTTTGTGCGAAATAGAGTGCTAACGCTGCAAAACCGCAAATAACAGGATGATTATTCATATCAACAACTATGCAGTCTTCAATCTTTGTGTTTTGAATTTCACGCCATAAATCCCAGAAATGCCCGTGATAATCAAAAAATATCACGAATATCACTCCTTAAAAATAAGAGTATATTGCAAACGAATAGCAACATTTCTAAGCGTTACAGGATTGCTTCCTGCAGTCGCTTTTACGTACACCATCGTTTCAGTGCTTGGCTCTAAATTGCCTACATTCAAACTTGGAGAGTAAGTACTTCCATCTATCGAAAATGTAAGTATTGTTGGTTCAGAACCTGAATAGTCAAATATCTCATAGCCAGATAAAGTAACGTTCTGTGCGACTAAAGTCGTTGATTCATTAACTACTCTTACTTGTTCAACAGAATCACTATTCACAGGAACAGGCACATTGTTATAAAGCCAAGTACTACCAGCAAAACATACTATCGTATCTGCTTTCACTTCACCTAAATGTACTTCTTTATTTGTATCATCCCACTCCCATTCATCAGGACCAAGCGTGGCATCAACATTTAGCGTTAAAAGCACGCCGTTAGGATTGCTTTCGCTGTATATACGCACTTCATTCGGTTGCTCTGAACAAGGTATTATGTCTGTATTACTTGCTTGACCTACAACATACTTAAGCGAGGTTGTATCTTTGTAAAGCTTAACCATCAATCTCAGCCTCCTTAATAAGGACAATCAACATCAACAATAACATAGTAGTGCATTTGGAATGTTCTGCCTATATCATCCTGCACAAATGTGAGTTTGCCAGTTGCTGTATCTACAAGCACTTTGCCTGAAGCAAGGTCACCACTGTCAGTAACAATCTCTGCGCCCATACCCGAACCATTTTGCTCTGGATCATCGAATGTAGCCTTTGCCAAGAATGTGTCTAATTCCCAAAATGTCGTGTTAGATGCTTCAGGAATATAGTATGAATATGTCCCATCACCATTGTCTATTATATCAGAGTTTGAGAGCGAAAGCGAAATGTCAATATAATGATATTCCCAAAAACGCAAGTCAAATACGCGCTTTATCTCAACTTCTGAAAGCGCATCTTTGATTATTCCTTCCGCAACAGTGAAGTAAATATACTCATCTTGTGCAAAGCCACCATTCGAAAAATCAAATGTTAGCTGTACACCGTCTTCAAGTTCGATAGTCGTGCTGTCTATTAGGCGCGCATTTGAACCATCATAGTGTACCCATTGCGTACCATCCCAACCATACCAGTATGGATTTAACAAATCACCATTCTGCGAAAGAAGCTGTAAATCAGTAGCATTGTAAGGCACGACAACCTTCTGTGGATACCGGTAGGCAACACCTGACCAGAAAAGCACGCTCATAGCTTCTGTAGGCAAGTTGTAAATAGGAGTAGTGCCATCAAGATGATATGCGGAATAAGTCCCATCACCATTATCGACTGCAATATATGTGTAATTACACCTTGCATTAGGCACGTTTAAAACTTCTGTAAGCAACTGCTTGTCTCTCTTACTGCCATCAAACCAAACATAGCCATCTATATCAAACTGTAAATGATTAAAGCTAATCAAACCTGTTAAATCGAAAGTTGTTGTCTCATGTGTTAGATCACTATATAAAATCCACTGCTCGTTTTCTGAAAATAAATAACATACATCTTGGTCTGGATGTGCTACAAGCAAAACATTGGAACCTTGTGGTATAGTAGTGTCTGCGACTTTGGTTACAGTGCCGTCTAAATCAAGTATGTGAATGGCATAAGGGTCTTTGTCTTCTAAAACGATTATTTTATTATTAAACCACGTCACCTGTTTAGCATCAAATGACAAAGTAGTTTCAAAAATCTTCTCTGGTTCAAACTCGTAAGGCGTTTCAAATGCAACAACAGTTCTCTTGTCTGGGCGCAAAGCAAGATATACGTAAACATCTTTTACAGAAGGAACACGTCTGCGTGATTCTGCCCAAATTGCGGAGCTGTCTATAAAAAATAAAGTACTTCTTGTGTATGAACCAGGATCAATTAAGTTGTAACATCGAATGGTACTCGAATCGTTAAAATACATTGGAATGCTTTCAGAATAAATACTCGTTTTATTCGGTTTATAATAAGCTGGTGTTATGTTTATCGGAAGTTTAGTCCATACAAATTCCGCCTCATTTAATCCTCCACTCTTTGTTATTTTCAATACGTAATGAACTGCTCTGCTTGAATGTTCGTTTTGATTGTAAGCCCAACCACCAAGCAATTGAACAGAAACTTTTGCAAGAGACTGTCCTAACTCTTCAGCGGAAAACGTGAGAAATTCATCTGTCGTTGAAGGCATGGTTGTTGTGTTAAATACTGATGAAACTGTCTTGTCATATATCTCTTCTGCAGGAAAATATGAAGCATAGTAGTGATAGTAGCTAGTAGAAACAGCACTTACATAGTAGTAGTAAGCATATAAAAACGGGTTGACTGAATTAACAATAACACCCGAAGAATTTAAAGTTTTATAATACGTCAAACAAGCTTTCGTCATTGAAGCTGAAAAACTACTTTCCGAAAAAGAGTACGTACTAAGTGGTAAAAACCACATTATCTTGCTATTCTTAGGAACGAATGTAAACCTGCACCTTGGGTAAAACAAAGGTCCCCTATTAATATCAGATATCTCAAATAAAGGCATTTTATGTACAAGAAGCTTAAAAACTTTTGCTTGTGTCAGTTGCATTTTACCACCTCAGTTTCAATACGTACTGAACAACATAAGTATCTGTATCCGAAAGTGAAAGATATGGGTTAATACGCGAAACGGCTATTGGATAATAATATTTTGTTATGTACAAACCGTAATCTTTTTCATAAAACCATTCAATACAAATGCCATGAATATCTATTGGTCCTGTCTTTACATCTGTTGTTGAAGTAATTGTCAACTCATCTCCAGACAAATCTACCAGCTTATCGAAAATTCCTATAAATACACCAAGAGCGCCACAGTCGCTATGCTCACCACTAAAATACATATTTCTTAAAGTGTTATCGTCTAAATAATTATTAAAAACATAAAAAGCTATCTTTTTTTCATTCTGTGGATATTTTGCCCATAATGGTCCACCAAACGCATATGTTTTTGCTCTACGCAATATCATGTTCTTGTTTTCATATATCTTTTCGTTAGCCGTATTCGGATTCACTATGATTCTATATCTGCCTTCATACATATTTCCACGCTCCAAACGCAGTAGGATAAAATGAAATAGTTTCATCATTGGTTGAATAGTAGGGGCTTTTTTGCCCTGCTTGTGGCGAAAAAAGCATAGAAGTTGGCGTGAATGAATGTTCATCAGTAAATTGTAAGAAGTGGATGGTGTACAGTTTTCTTGACGGTTTTATGCTTCGCACGCTACAGAAGAACCATGCTTCGTCTCGAAACGGCTTACCGCAGTCGAATAAAAACCTGTTTATATTCAACTTCATCAGTTGTCCCTCGCTTTAGCACAAGAAACTTTGAGCCACAAGTCTCTATAGTTCCCAAATGTTTCTGTGCCCAAGTATATCCTCACTTTCAACGAAAGCGCTGTATCCCTTGCCAATTCTGTAAGCGTGTACGGAAAATCGTATTCACCTGTATCATCATACCATTTTACGGTCGGTGTAAGGTAATTTGGTCCTGCAATATCAACCGTAAGATTTAATAGCCTGTAATCAGGATCGTGAATAACTATTCCACTTTCGATTTTATCATAACCAGCAATGTTAGTTATCATGGAAAGCGTATTGAATATATAATCACCGCTCGAAAAAGCAACCACTTCTTCGCCCGCTTGCGGTGCATTTGGTATAGTTAACAGACCAGTCTGCGGATCATAAGTCCATCCGTCTATTATTTCACCGTTTGGATGGGTAGGACTGAAAAGCCTTACTTCCGCAGGTGCTTCACCAACAGTAGCAGTTGTTCCACTTGTTATTTCGCACAAAACACGTTTTAAGTCTGCACCTGATTTTAAATCCTTTACAGTCATGTCAATTCCTCCATATAACCATATACTTGTGCATCAGTAAGGTTTGTTAGTGCAATCGTTTCACCAAGCGCACGAATAGGCAAGCGTATTCCATGAATGTCAACGAGTACTTGCATAGAAGCAACTATATCATCGCCAGCAATAAACACAATATCAACTTCTGTAAGCTTATCTGCATTCAATTTTAAAACATATAACTTACCACTTTCTATTTCAAATCTTTTTTCCTGAAATTGTTTAAGTTCGATATCATTCCTCATATGCGTTCACCTCCACAGTATAGTAATCAGCAATTATGCTAACACCACTCTCTTGTGCAGGTACAACTTTTGCAAAACCATAATACTTTTTCATCGCGACTACAAGGTAATCAACTATCGTTTCCTTGAATTTTTCTATATCCATGAATACACCATATTTTGCGACTTCCTCAAAATCCTGCATAGTAACAGTAACCCTTATTCCTTGATACGCTTCATCAAACCCTTGAATGCTTCTGATTGTCGGATAACTATTTTCAAACCATTCTCGTAATTCATTCAGAATGCCATAATACCATATATCGAGTGAAGGAATAGTTATTTTTATTCCAGCATTTGCTTCCTCAACTATAGTAACCAGTTTAAGTTCTGCACCAAAATCATCAGTAATATCCTGCGTGACTATCAGTTCACAGCCAAATCTACCATCTACGTCTTCAGTTATCACAAGCTCAATTGGACTGTCGCTTACATGATATTCACCTACGACTATCTTATTACCGTTCACCTGAAAATCTTGCGCAGAAGCAACTTTTCTTATACTTGTAAATGTATCAGTAAATTTTTCACCGATCGTAACCGACATGCCATTGCGCTGTGGATAGTTAAGCTTTGGTTGTCCTGAAGTAATCAGCTCCAAAATGTCAGTATATTCTTGATAGCCTGCAATAACAACAGGTTCAGGTGCTGAAGCTAAAACCATATAGTCTTCGACGATTACATTCTGCCCAGATACTTGCATTATTGTGATATCAGGGTCTGCAACTTCATTTAAAGGCGTTGTGTTGGTAACAGTATAAACAAGCTCATCGTTCTCGTAAAAAGCAAGTGCAAGCTTGTTGTTACTGATCCCAAAATCAATTTCACGCAAACCTTGTGTTAGTGTAGTAACTTGTGCCCCGTTTATGCTTAAAACACCATTGTTTATATCAACGGTCCATTTTTTCAGTAGATTAATCGGGTCAAACAAATCAAATGTAGCACTAAAAGAAGGGTCTGCTAACATCATTTTTACCTTTAAAGGTAATGCGCCTATATAATTGAGCGCTATAACACCATTAACTAAATGAAATCCTTCTTGGTCTATATGATAATCACCAGATTTGCCGATTACATACTGTGGCATCTTGCCTCTATCATAAAGCAAGAATAACGGCTCATTAAAAACCATTCTGTTCACAAGCGTTCTTTCCAAGTAAATTGGTAAAACCATTCTGCTTTCAAGATATGGCAATTTTATAAAAACTCTATCAACGTTTCTGGTTTCATCATACATAAAATACAAAGGCAAATAATTGCCCCATAGTTGCGCAGTATAATGTTCATCTGTCTCATGCTCGAAACGCAATTCAACTACCTTTTCGTACGGCTCTTCTGCATATAAATCAACATACACAAGAAGACCGTCATTAGCAACGCTTCGAACCTTCACGTTAACCTCACACCCACCATTTTTATTGAATAGGTTATCGAAGCATTAGTATTATTTACAACACTAACAGCAAGGTTTCTAAATTCTAAACATTTTACCGCAAAATGTTGCGAAGTGCTAAGCAGATCAAATTTGTAAGTTATTATGTTGAATTTTGTATTAGTTGAATATTGATAATCATTACAACCATAAATTTTTAAATAAACTTCTCCTTCAGTTGCAGCCGTAGAAAACTCAAAATCAATACCAACTGTTACATAATCTGATACATCTGTACCGTGAAAACTTGAAGTTGTGCTTGCAGAAAGCGTTCCTGAACCTATTTTAAGCGGTAATGTCTTAATTACAGGCATTCATATCACCCCTTAATTTGTTGGCATAACTATATGCCCAAGATACAATGCAATGTTGTAGTAATTATAAATCTCCGCATTCGCATTAAGAAGTTGTGCTTTAACTTTTGCCCTGAACATAGTACCAGCAGAATATCCACAGAAGGTATGGTAGTTATAGTATTCCCATTGTCCTTGCGCTATCTCTTTCCCAATACTCAACCAAGTTGAAGTAACATCAGCGGAAGCATACTCGCTAAAACCAACATAGATACAGTCATAATCAATATCTGGTTCAAGAAATATCTCTTCTTCCATAGTTTCTGAAAGCTCGGAAGCAAGAAAACCATCATTGAATATCCATGTCTCGCCTGAAAACGCAACCACCGTATCGCCTGTTGTTGGCGTAAAACCAAGTTCAACTTGTTGCGTGCTTGAATTGTATTTCCATTGATTTCCTGTTGGTGGATCATTTTCCTGCAATACTATTCCATATGGACTCGCAGAATTATATAATCGCACTTCATTCGGTTGTGCAGCAACACTAAACGAAGTCGTTTCATCATCACCATCAAGCCTTCCTACCTGCAATTTCACGTCAGACAAGCCATAAATATATGCACCAGCAGAATAAGCGTTATCAGTCGCAGTAGTGAATGTGATTGTGGTTTCGCCTGCTACATCATCATAAGCAATACCTTGCACCTCTAACTTTTCCCACGTATCGCCTGAAGTAAGCACGACTTTCTTGCCTGTTTGGTAATATGCAATAGCCGACACATCACCATCGACTACACACGTAGTTGCTCCAGCCGATACATCATATTTTAACGTATCTTTTCTTGCTGGACGATATACATAAACCATTTATATTACCTCCCCTTCAAGAAACTTCAAAACTTGTAGTCTCTTGTTGGCATTCACTATATCTATTGTATCATATTCGAAACTATCAGCTAAAAATTTGTCGAAAGTAGTAAATTCTTTAACTTTTCTTACATACCAATTCTCTTCACACCAAAAATCTTTCAATTCGTTTATCCAACCATTGAAGTCAGCAAATAAATATTTCTTAGAATAAACATCATTCATCTCAACAAAAGCAGAATTAAACGCACCAACTATATTATCAACGTAACCTTTTATCACAAAATTTCCTAAAACGCCTACAGGATAGTAATCGATAATCGATATACCCCCATCAGTCATAGTTTTATTATTTTGTGATGTCCAGCCATAAAATATGAGAGAAAAGAGTGGTGCGTTCTCAATATCACCATCTTTACGCAAAGCTAAGAAAGCATTTGTGCCTATTATTTTCGAAGGCATTACTTCATCTTTCGCTATCAAATCTTTGTAGCGTATCATAGGAAATGTTTCTTTTTGCTTAGAAATGCCTTGAAATAAGAAAACATCTTTTCCATTCTTACCAATCATAATCTCTGGACCAACATAATATTTTGCTCTATCAAATTCACGTACAGTTTCAAGACCCCATGTGCCCTTATATAACCTATATGTACCTTCTGTTGAATCCCAACCAAATATGTAAGCGTCTTTCCCTCTACGCAATATCTTTGCAGTATAGTTCGAAATCTTAAATTCTAAATCACCAACATAAATAGGCGTGTCGTTTAGAAAATGAACTGCATCCTCATATTCAACCGAAACATATGTAATAAGCCCTGCATACATATCATAAACTGAATACATCCACATAGGTGGACCTAAACGCCAAAAAATCTCTATTGCACCGCCTAAATCACTAAGCACAAATTGGTCCCTGTATTTTGAATACTCAATATACATGACAAGCGCTTTGAATTCAGGATCGCTAATAGTTCTATAAGCAGGTCGCGCAATGTCTAAAACATCATCTATTCTACGTGCATCTATTTTAAATGCAGTTATGCCACTATCCCAGCCAACAAACTGTACCGACATAGCACCAACATAATTAGGTGTAATAAACCATTGGTTGTAAAAACCACGTGAATAAAAACCAAATGCGCCAATTAAACTTTCGTCTCCTCTTAGTGCTTTGCTTGCATCTATAACCTTTTCTTCTAAGTCAAAAGCAGTAGCATCCAAGACTGCCTTCGGCAGAACTGCAATAGGCTCAAACACAAAAACTTTATCAAAATCTTCACCAAGAATGTAAACATAAGCACTAACATAAGGTGAAGTAGGTAAAGGCATATAAGTCTGCGTTTGTTCAAAATTAAAAGCATTTTCAACAGAAAAATCACGATATATTTCTGCTTGTTCACCTTGGTCTATTGAAAAATTATACGCGAATAGTCCAGCAGGTATCTTGTTTTCAGGCTTGTATTCAGGATGTATATCTGTTATAAACCCGCCTTCAGAAGAAATCGTAATTAATTGTAAACCGCGCGGTGAAGTATCTGGAAAAGACATTATATATCTTTGTTTCGTAAGTATAGCTTGATTCATAACACCAAAATACATTTTGAAATATTTCCAATGCTTCATGTGCTTCATTATTATATCGCAAATGAACTTTGCAAGGTCTCTGAACATGAAAGAACCAACAACACGACCAGTTGCATCTATTATCACAATGCCATCATAATAAAATTTAAACTCAGAAGAATGTGGTTCAAGATATCTTATGTGCAATGCAATTAAATTGTTCGAATAGTTTACTGTATTGTATCTGCTGTCTGCTACTATGTATCCATCATTTACTTCAAATATTTTTGTTATTTTACTGCGAGTAGCAAGCCATACCTGCTTGCCATAGTTTGTGCCTTCTTTTCCTACAATAAAAAAACCATATCCGCTTGAACCACAAGATTGTGGAAGCGGAATCAAAAAGGGTTATCAGTCTCCCCTGTAGAAGTCTTTATGTGAAAGCGCCTCGAACCAATCCTGTCTCCAGCAGCAGGAGTTACTTTTAAATCACCAAGTGGCGTGTCTAACGTAGTATAATTGAAATTAGTGCTCTTAACTCTTCCTTGAAATGTGTTGAATAATGTTGAATCATTTTCAAGCTTGAATCTCTTTTTCGCTAATTGGTCGAAAAACATTTGCATTCCCCCTTATAAGAACTTTCGCACGTTCAGATAATCACGTCTTGCGTAAGAATTACCATTTGCTAAACATGTAAATTCAATGATATATTTTCCTTCGTTCAAACCAAGCGATGTGGTATCAATAGTTGTTTTAAAAACACCAGTTGTATCTTCTAAAAGATCAAGTGTAGCAAGCACAGACATATTACTATCATACAATTTTCCTGAAGCACTTTCAGCATCCAGAGCGTTTCCTTCGGCATCAACAACATAATAAGCAATAGTGCAAGTACTACCTTCAAACACTTCAAATGTGCGAGACCTTGCTATCATTGTAATTTCGCCTCCGTTAATCTAACCGTTAGATATACACCAAAATCATTGTTGTTTATTATTTGTACTCTTACTTTCGAAAATCCTATTGTGTCAAAATATACCGAACCTATTCCTCTGTCGCCAAAAACTGTTACGCTTTTTGTTAAAACTGGTGTTGTGTCTTGCGTGTCAAGATATGCAATATTATACAATGCGACTTTGAAGCTTTGAGATGGATTTGCAGGCGGATCATATGACTGGTCAGTGGTTGAATCTATCTGCAAAACAATGCGCATATCATGCGTTGTATCTATTACAGGTGACCAAACCGATTCAGAAGGAACTAAAGTCGCATTGTTAATCAAATAATTTGTGTAGTTGGTATTGCTAAACGCCATTATTTACACCTCACTTTCTAAAATATCCTATTGCTCTAAATAAGTTTCCACCAAAATCTTCTACATACTTAGTTGTGCCATCTGGCGAAGCATCCAATACTCCTACATACCCTGTATATTTTAACACATCTAACGAAAGTTTAGCATAGCTTATTGCTGCTTCTATGCTTGGCGCTTCATTTAACTGAATAAACATAGTACTATCCTGATTTGGGTCAAGCACTTTCCCTCGATTACCAAAAGCATCTACGAAATATGGAAACTTTACTCTATATCCATCTAGAAGCACTTTGAAACGCAAGTTGCGTAATAAGCGTTCTCGTAAATAAAGCGATATAAAGGCATTATCCACCACTGGAGCATCAGGCAAACTATTCAAACCAGAAACTTGATGTTCACGTAAAACACCATTAACAACCCTTTTTTCAGTAACTCTTTGGTATATAAGATAAGGCACGAAAACTCTTCCAATAACAAAAGCCCTAAAACCAAAATAATAGTCGCTTGTTGTAGTTTCAGAAGTATTTGAATAATTTGGTGTTACTATTATAAATATCCCCTCTACGCTACCACTAGAAAGCGTATCAAGTATTTCATTTGCCTTGGTGGAAGCACTATCTGGATTTGCCAAAAAGAACACTCTTTCATTAGGAATTTGCGAAGAAATATAAGAAACGTTAGGCTTTCCTGTCTTTATATCAATAGTTGCTGCTCCTGATGGCGCATCGAAATAAACTTCACCGCCAAATTCTCGTGTTTGTACCTCAAGAGTAACATCACCAGATTTGACAGAATTAGCAATTGGTGGAACAAGCAAAACTTCATCTTGCTTTAAAGCAAGCGTAGTTGCTATAAAAACAATGTTTACACCACGTTCTACAAATTCAGTAGTTTTAGAAACAGTCGTGAATTGCACCCCAGCATCATAAGGCTTATAGTCATCATAATATTCTGTAACTGTACCTACAATATTTTCAGAAGTTCCTAAAGGCGTAGCAGTAGTTATTTCCCAGCCTTCAGGCGGAACAGCCATATCAAGAAACTTGAACTCATCTATTCCCATTTCTGATGCAGCAGAAAAATTGTCCTGCGCAAGTTTAAGCAAAGTGCCATAACATACAACATTCGAAGCGGTTGGCGCAGAACTGCCCTCTTCAATCACAATGCCTTCTGGCGCATTGTTGTTTGGTATAGAGTCAACAAAAACAATTTTTTTGTTCAAATGGTCAAGCGTAGCAAATTTACCACTTAAACGTTCTAACACCTCAATAGCTTCTACAACACTACCAGAAAAAAGTAAATAAGGAACAACTTCATCGCTTTCAAGTTCAACTGTCCAACCTGTTTCGTTTGCAATAGCATCAGCAAATACAACTATTGGCACACCATTAATTGGATCATCATGTTTCACAGTCAAGCGTAAATTTTTCCAAAAATAAGGGTCATCTGCTGCTTGAATAATATATATCCCTTCTTCTACTTTCGTCCAATTTATAACGTGCATGTTAAGAGATATATTATATCCACCATATGTTATCTCGCTTGGTGGCGTCTCGAATGGAACAGTAGCAGTTAATTGTGCTGGCTCAATCCCCCAATATATCGTAAAATTGGATTTTATAACCTGAACGCCATTCACAGTAGGACAAAACATGCTACCACCTCATTGGAATATTAAACTTGGTTTTATTGCAGCATCCAAATTCGCGCTTGTTGTTATTGCTTCTGGTGTTAGAACTTTCCAACCTATCGCAACAGTATCTGCATAATTTCCGCTAACCCATGTTCGTTCGACAGGCCAATCACCTGCTTTCAATGCTGGCAACTCAGTCATAAGTGAAGGCTCCATTATTGCACCCTTTAGCCACAAATCAAGCAAGCTTGCATAGCTCGGTTCTTGCCTAGTTGTTTGCTGTGAAGCTATTTCTGAAACTTTTTGCGATATTTCAGGAATACTTTGTGCAATTGTAGAAATCAAAGCCTCTATGTCTTGCATAGACAGGTCAATATTATATATGCTTGCAACAAACTCAGTAAATCCTTCAGCACTTGTTGCCTTTTCTATCAAACCTGCCGCTATAATTTGTTGCAAACCTGCTGCTACACCCTTATCACTAAGTATTCCTTTTCCACCTTCTTTCAAACGATCAATTATTGTAGCAACGTTTGAAGTCAGAACATCTGCATTTTCCAAACCCATTTTTTTGAATATCTTTTCCCAACCACTAACATCAGCAAATTGTGTTTCATTAAAGCTGAAAGTTTTGTACAAATCACTAAAGAAACTTTTAGCCGCAACTTCTAATTCAGAAGCTTGCTTTCTAAAAGTAGAAGAACCGCTTCCAAGCCTCCCTGAAAATCTTATCACACTATCTTCTAATACGTTACCATACTCTTCAAGAATAGAAAGAATTGGCATAAATGCTTCTTTATTGTAAACTTTTTGTTTTCCTTCCAGCGTTTCAAACTCATATGCCCGTAAAGAAATAGGCATAATAACATACGGTTCGCCAGGTGCAACTTCCAATTTTGTCTCTAGCGTTCTTAAAATTCTTGCTGCAGCCTCTACTGGCGATTCGCCCACAATAGCTTCCTGAACAGTTCGTGCTTCAGTGCTCACCTGCTTAGCCTGAACATATTTGTAAGCAGTATAACCACCTGCTACTAATGGCAAAATTGCTGCACTTATCAACCCGCCTGTGATAAGTGAAGATAGCACACCGCTACCAAGCATTTTGGTAACATAAGAAGCAAGACCAATATTAGCTATTGTATCAATTATATACCTTGATGAAAACTGTGCGCCTTGTGCAGCACCATATCCAAAAGCTACAATCCCTTTTGGCAACTTATTAACAACATCAATGAGTGAAGCTTGAAATTCCAACAAAGCAGCCTTTGCAATTGCAACAGATTCACCAAGTTCACTAAGCTTAGCAGTCAAATTAGCTTGTGCAGATTCAAAGATACCAACAGGTGTGGTACGATACTGTGCTGCAACAATAGAAGTATAACCGATTGATTCACGTGTAAGCTTATCAATGTATGTTGAAATGTTTTCAAGCAACTCGCCTTGCCCGAGCATCATTGCTGCCATACCACCACGTACGCCACCACCAAGTTGCTTGAAAACACTAACAAGCTGTTCTTTTGGCAACGACTGCAAAGCATCATATAACGCTTTGAATGCGTCTGCAAGCGTGCCACCATTTTCTGAAACTTCTCTGAATATTCCAGCAGCATCTATACCATACTTTTCATAAATCTTGAAACTTTTTTCAATATCCTGAACGTTGAACAGCAACATCCTTGCGGAACGCGCACCAATTCCTGGTGTCGGTATTTGTTGCGCCATCGACATGAAGAATGCCATTGTCTCTGCTGGCGAATATCCTAACTGTGCAAACAAAGGCGCTGCATAGTTTGCAATATCCTTAAACCATCTAACTTCCAATGGTGATTTTGCAAATGCATAACTCATCAAGTCTGAAAATTGTCTAACAAGCATCGGTGCAAGATTTTCGAGCGACTGTAAAGAACGTGGGTTCCACGACTGCATCAAACTCAATATAGAACGTGCCATAGTGTCAAGCGTCTCGCCAGTTATAAGCGATGAAATAGCAAGCGGGCGCAAAACATCAGGCGCAGTAGCAAGATTTGCATAACCTCTTGTAGCAAAGGAATAAGCAATCTCAGCAAGGTCTGGAAAGGGTATCATAACTTGTGGTGCTAACTTTCGCAGTTCACTCACAAATTTATCATATTCAGCTGTTGGTGCACCCGAAACAATCCTTGTTTTCTGCAAAGCCGTAGCAGACTGTTGAAAAGCATTAAAAGCAGAATCAAAAATAGAACTTAATCTGCTCGCAAATCTATCGAAAACATTAGATAACATGTAAAGGCTTCCAACTTGCGTTAGTGATATTCTTTTATCAGAAATTTTATCAATTTCGTCTTTTATCTGCCTTACAGTATTAGACAAATTCGAAGTGGCTTTAATATCAATTGCGCCTTTTGTCCTAAGCTCATTCAGAACATTCGATAATGATTTTGCCTGTTGCGTAACTGATTGAAAATTACCACCAATATTTAGCTGAAAAGCTTGCCCTTGAAATTTAGCAAGCCGTGCTTCTAATTCATCCAGAGCTCTAAAAACATCACTTGCATTGAAAATTAAATTAAGTTCAACGTTTGCCATCATCAATCAGCTCCTTCTCAACTTCAAGCTCAAGGAACGTTAAAAACATGAGCTGGTCAGATGTAAGATTCGATGATGTCTTGATTAAGTTCTCAATATACTTTTTTGTGATGTATATTATTCCTTTGTTTCCTTCTCGTTTTGCGAGTCTGATATGCTTTCGAAAAAATTTATAGAAGTATCATCCCCGAAAAGCGTAAGTACTGCAACATTTTCAAAAAGTGGTAATAAAAGCATAGGTGGCAAATTTTCTATAATCTCTGGTTTTGGTTTCTCTTTGTAATTCCAGTCAACAATCAAGCTTGCAATGTATTTAACAAGCTCCTTTCTCGTAAAAGCATCAAAAGTTCTAAAATAGGATGCAAGCATGCGTTCACGATTTAGTAAATAATCTTCTTCAACTTTTTTCTTTTCCTCATCGGTCTTTGCGGCTGATAACTGTTTTTCATAAGCTTTCCTTGCATCCTCAATAACAGATAAATAACGTGAAAAAAGTGGAACAAAGCCCACGGCTTCAAATGCCGTAGGCTTTCTAAAATCTATCTTCAAATTGCCTATCTCTACTGTCATCTAATCACCCCTTAAACTGGTATATCTACCCAATCAGACCATGGAATACCACTCATGCCCATAACTTCCCACGTTGTATAATATCTTTCGCCCTCTGTATCACTATAATCAACACCATCTTCACTTACAGTCCCGCTTGGCGCTGTTCCAGGAAAATAAGCCCATGATTGTGTAGGAGCAGAGCCAGCTTGATAGATAGTTAAACTACCACTAATACCACTAACACGCAACTTTCCACAAGCAGGGCCGTCATAGCTCAATGACACATTCCAGTTAAATTCATTGCCACAATGTATTTGCACAGCACCTAAATCAGTGTTAGTGGCAATAGAAAAAGAACTGTCTTTGTACCCAATAATCGTTGCTGAATATGTTACTCTATCTCCATATCTCGCAGAAGCACTCAATCTTTCAGGAAACGGTACAGTAGTAAAAGAAGTGCCTGTCCCAAGAAGTGGTATCTGTACTTCTGAATTAAGCAAAATACCACTGTAATCAGTTACACCAACACTATCCGTTGACGAAGCATAACCATTGAAACCTCTTGTTCGAGCGTTTGAATATCTATCAAATACTCTCGCTGATGTATAAAGCGGCATTTATTTCACCTCCTCAATACTTAGCAATCTCAAAATGATACACGAAGCTCATACCAATTATAACATAAGTATTGTCTCGTACAAAAGTGGTTGATACTCCCATATCTTGCGTATCCCCCAAAAACTTATAAGTTTTATCATCAATAGTTATATCATAGTAACGTGCATCAAAATTATCAATAAACTTCCCGATATTAGCAAGGAGTTCGAGCGTTTTTTCAACAGACTTGCCAACAGGTGGTCTGTCAACAAATCTTACTCGAAAATCAAATTCAAGATTTCGTTGGTCTTTCAGATACCTCTTTCGTGGCATTGCGTATGGATACACCACAATATACGGAAAAACAATCCTATCAATATCTGAAACCTCATATGGATAAATTCGATGCTCTGGAAATGTTTCTTCTAAAATGCTTAAAAAAGTCTCATATACCTTTGGATAAACACTCTCGAATAACGCCATTAGCTCACCTTCTCGTTTATAAACCGCGTCACATATTCAACTGCTGTTTCTGAAGTAAACAACGGTCGTTTCGGGTACCTAGGCGGATTGCCTTCATGGTGCGCCTTAACTAAATCTATACGATGCTCATCCCATTCACTCAAAACAACACCAAACTTTAAATTTATTTCTGATTCTGGAAAACCTACAGTATAACCTGTATTAAAACTTCTCACAAGAACACCACGTGCCTGCAATATAGGATTATTAGGATTCACACCGTATTTTGCTCTCTTTTTCTTTGTTCGCTCAGTAATAGGTTTCCATTCAGAGCCAGCTAACTTACCTTGTGAGTTGAAAACACCACGCTCATATTCACCTAAACCTATTGCACCAATGTGAACAATTTCTTTTATTTTATTCTCTACTTCACCCCTTAACTGTTTTAACCCTTCCATGTTAACATTCATTCTAAAACTCATCATACTCGAAAGCACTCCTCCACTCATTAAGCGGCACTATCGGATTTTCAGCGTAATACTTTGGGTCTCTGTTATACTCAGTCCTACCAGATTCAACTGACGAATCAATCGCAAGCTTAATATCATTATCTATCTGCTGTTCAAGAACAGAAGCTTCTGAGAAATAACCAAATCTTCTGTAAAGCATTGCCATAGCCTTGAGCAATTCAAGCTCTTTTACAAACTCAACATTACTCTTGAATCTTTCAGGTAAAATCGCTGCAATATAAGCAGAAGCGCCAGAAATCGTAGAAGTAATTGTTTCACTATTCTCAATTCCAAGTTCAAGTTCATCACTAAGATATTGAACTATTCTTTGGTCTAAACGTTTTCTTAAATCTTCAGGTGTCGCGTACATCTAAATCACCTCTAAAGGTGATAGACGTGCTCGCGCACGTCTATCACACTACTTTTATACTAAGAATTGCTCTTGGATGTACAACGTAAGGCATTGGTTTGGATTCAAGGAACAATCTGTAACCTCTGTGATTTGGTTTCTCATCAACATAGGAGAAGAAGTCAAGCGCCTTTACTCCGTCAAGTAATGTGCTGTAAATTCCACCATAAGCAAGTCTAAAGAAACTTGTGTTAACCATGTAAATTCTGTCAGGATCAAGATAAGAAACAAGAGAACCAGAACTGTCATATGCACCGTAGTAAGAATAGATTTCACCGACGCCTCTTACAGTCATGAGATACATGCTCTGATTACTGTCGTTGAACCTTGGTCTAACCATTCCGTAGTCAGCATTGATTACATTCAGCTTAGAAGTTACGTCAGGATTGTAAAGCAGATTATCAACAACGTTTTCACCAGCAAGTATCAAGTCAGGTGCAGCACCAGTTTTTTTGCTATAAAGTTTTCTTGCATCCATAAGGTCTTTCATTGGTTCTGCATTTGCATCAGACCACAAAGTGCTAACTGTATAGAACATTTCTGGATCAAGTTCAAAATCTTCACTTATGCTGAATACACCATCATTATAAGTTATCTTTCCTTCTTTCAGTATCTGCCCGAGCATTACCTCAATTCTTCTTGCTACCATCTTCTTCATGAATGCTTGCTTGTCAGCAATTTGCTTTTTAATTACATCATTGAGCTTTGCAAATGAAGCCTGAGTGTCAGTTGCAGGCGCAGGCACAAAGTCAAATGCGCCTTTCAGGTCAACATCATCTTCGAGTGGTATTGAATAGACATTAACGACCTTTTTCTTTCTCTGTGTTGCGCTTGATACAGGAACATAATCATCATGAAAACCTCTTAATGGTGCAGCAGAAAGTGGGACAGTCTCATACTCGTATTCTATGTGTTCTATCGGACTTGCAGAAACTTTTGAATTGCCACCTCTAAGATTGATATTGCCTATCAATGATTTGGTCAAAAAGTCAGTGTCAACATCAAGAACTCTCACGAGTTCTGTAAAATATTGCCAATTCTTGGTTGGTTCAAGCATTATCTATCCCTCCTTACTTAATACTCAGTAACTGTTTCTATCAAGATATTTGGTGCAAGTTTCCAGAAATCCGTGCTGTCTGGTTTACCAAGATAGACTACTTCAACATTGTCAACACCAGAAGCTGGTGCAGTTCCAAAAGTAAGAGTAGTACCATCAACCTCATAGTCCGTTACTTCTACACCACCAACTTTAACACTAAGCACTTTAACAGCGCCGCGTGAAAGTGTGAATTCGGTTGTTGCACCATCACCACTAAAAGTATCCGTTGTTTTTACAGCAGCAAAAACATCACCAAATGTTCCTCTGAAAGCTATGTTAGCTAAATTGCCACTTGCAGCATCTGCATAAACCACTACACCTATTGGATTTTCAGAACCATCTGATGCAGCTGGATTGTATGCAACTATGTTCCCATTCGCAGTCACTCTGCCTACAATTTCACCTTCATAGACATCTTCCGCAACAGCAAGCGGAATAACATCATGCCTGTCAAACCAAGAAAATCTTGACTTTGGTTTTGGATATACTGTTGCCATACCTCATCAAACCTCCTTTTTAAAACCTAATCTTTTGGCATCTTCCTCTGCCATTTTAATAACATCTTCTTCATTCGTTAACTGAGTAGCATAATACTTCTGTTCAAGTTCAACCTTTTCTGTGAGATTAACCATTTCATCTGCTGCTTCTAAATCAATCTTACCTGCTTTCACCATTTCAAGTATCTTGTCAACATTTGCAGGTTTGTATCCTTCTGCAACCTTCTTGCTCTTGAATGCCTCAAGTTCATATTCTACCAATTTTGCTTTCAACTCCTCGATCACTTTATTCTTTTCTTCAAGCTCTTTCTGTGCTTCCTCAAGAGATTTCTTGAGTTCCTCAAGTTCCATGCTCTCAACCTCCTGTTCGTTGTGAAACTCTGGTGGTGTCATATCAAACAGTCTGTAAAGTCTTGCCAGCTTGTTATAAACAGTCTTCTTTTCATCTGCTGGTATATCCACTCCACCACGTGCGCCAAGCAAAGCACGCATGGCAGCTATAACACCACTTTTGTAAATAGTTAGTTTACCATTCTTAAGTTTTGCAAATGGCAGCTTGTAGTTCTCTTTCTTCTCTGGTAGCTTCCCATTTTCACGTTTTACATAAGCGCATGCCCTCGCCAAACCACTCCAGCCGAGCTTTTCAATTATCGCATTTGCGTCTCTTGCCCAATCCCAATCCCAAGAGCTTGAATCGTCTAATGGCATGCTCGCAAGTTCAATAACCTCATCGTTTGCAACAAACGATAGTAACTTAACAACCGTCTGTTTTAAGGCACCAATAATATCACCAAATTTCAAAGGTTGCATATAAGGATGCGCAGGTCTATTAGTTAAAGCAACACCAAGAAAAACAGCACCAACATTCTTGCCTGTTTTAGGATCAACGTAATTCTCAGTAAATTCAGCAGATAAATAATTGAACTTCTGTTCTTCAAGCAGTTTCGCGCCTTCTTCCGTCAAAACCAAATGCACCCACAATCCATCTTCCCTTGCTTCAACTTCATCAACATATCCATAAGCACCCTTCTCATCGTTATGGCTTATATTAACTGGTGGCTTATAATGCGGTACATTTGCCTTAAAATTCTTTGCCATTTGCTTAACCATGTCTTCTGTTATCTCAATCTCACCGTAAAGATTGTGATGAAATTTGCCTATCGGCAAAGCATTATGCCACAAATCAGTCTTTTGAAACTTTGTCGTTAACTCTATCACTATCATTCACCTCCAAACCCATCTTATCCTTCGGAATACCCATTCTTTCATAAATCCAAGCTCTTATCTCGTCGTTCAAGCTTTCTGCTTGATTCATCATCTGCAATACAGCTGCATATCCCTTCATGCTTTCAACATTTGCATCCTTAATTACAACAAAATTACCATAATCTTCCATATCGCCCCAATTTAATTTTATCATAAGTTGTGCCAAAGCACCAACTAACGGCCTGTTTTGCTTTCTGGCAAGACTTTCAATTTCGTCCATAAACGAGTTATATTGCACTTCTCCGAGGTTGTAAGTACCCGTTTTCTTAACATTGACCATAAGTTCAGGAATACCAAGATGCCTGATAAACGCACCAAGCGCTACATCAATCGCTCTCTCAAATATCTCACCTGTATCACGCGGCTCAATTATTTCAATCGTTTCATCAGGATCTATTGCAGCAGAAGCAACATTATACATTTCTTTAAGCAAAGCAAGCATTTTATCAGTATCAAGCGATTTCCCTATAGCCCATGGAATACCAAATCTTTCAAGTATTCTACCATAGTTATACGTTGCAGTTTTAAGCAAGAGATAGTACGGATACAAGCTTGCTATTCTAGATTTTCCAAACAGCCCATGATTTGGTCTCATATTGTAGTAGAACAGCTTATCACGATTAATCTCAACACCATTCATAAGCTTTATACCAACGAAATCACCTTTTGAATTTACAAGCATCATACGTTCACTTGGTGGAATATAGACAAACCTCTTTGGAACCATTTTGTTATTTTTAACATTCCAAACTATTTCAGAGATGTGATGCCCATAAACTATATTGTCAGCAAATGCGTCGATAAGTATATTACTAAAACCACCTTCGACATCACTTAACGCATTCCAGACAAAATCTTCAATCTCCTTGTTAGAATGTTCATAACCGTTTACCATCAAAGCCATCCACTGTGCTTTCATTTCAACAAAACGTTCTATATCAGGATCGTTATACATTGCTTCAAGCTTGTCGAGCGAAACCTGCATAAAGCTTGAAAGTAAAATATTCTCTGCATTAAAAGCAGAAAACTGACTGTAAGGATTATAAAACTGCTTTAGAAGTTTCGGTACTCTGCCCATTCGCTATGCCTCCTTCGTAATACTTTAATCGAGCTTTTTACAGAATGCTTAGCAGGTTGTAAGTTGTTATAGAATGCTATAGCCATTGCATCACCAATATCTGGCGAAAAACCATACTTCTTTTTCGTGGTGACTTTGTCCATCAAAGATATCTTACCTTTGTCATCAACTTCATACTCTCTGCACGATAAATGCTGTATTGCAAGCTCATCTTCATACATGGAAATTATTGGAAAACCTGCAGCGGTTGGCTTGAACAAACCACGCAAATTCCACCACGCTTCTGTCATCGCATTTACAAACTGTTCAGACTTAACCGCCTTTGCTTGCGGTATAAATTGATACAGCTTATACTTACGCTTTTCTTTTTTTATCCTGTGAGCAATAATATCAAGAACACCAGCACCAAAACCAACCGCTTCAATCGCAACTATCTTTGCACGATATAGATTGGCTATCTTATCAACTTCATCCGCAACCTCAACAGTATCAAGCTTACTGTAAACAAAAATCTTCTCAATCACATAACCATTGCGCACAACTATAGCTGTCTTATCATCACCACTCCTCGCAACATCAACTCCAATAACAACATCACCATATACTTTGTCTTCATTCAAAATCGCTTGCTCAATCCATGATAACGGTATCACAAAATTAGAGTCAATTCGCGGAAATTCACCCAATACCCTAACCCTATAAACATCACTATCAACACCATAAAGCCTCTCCATCTTCTTCAACCATGTTTTAGATACTAAAGGTGATTCAAGCGATGAAAATGTGTAAGTCTTGAATACATCAGCATTTCCGTGAAATGCGTTGTAAAAATATCCATTGTTGCGCGTTGGGTTACCAACCATAACAAGCCTCGCACCTTCATTCGTAAGCGCACCATCTATAACTTCAAACATGCCATCATTAACACCACTCGCTTCGTCAACAATGAAAAGTAAATCCTGACCGTGAAATCCCTGCATGTTCTCAGGCTTCCTCGCAGATACAAGCGTTGCAAACCATGAATTCTTGTATTTGTCACTCTTCGGCATTAGCTTCGAAGCAGTCTTCTCAAACAGTTTGTTCAACAGCTCACTCTTTGCAAGCCAAAAACTTAACTCCGCCCAAAATACATCATTCAATTGGTGCATGGTAGGCGCAGTTATCGGTATCCTGCACATCGGTCTTGTGAACATATACCACAACACCAACCACGACAGTAAAGCAGTCTTACCAGTTCCATGCCCAGATTTGATAGCTATGTTCCGCGTATTCGGTAAGTCAATCAATACCTCTTCCTGCTGTCGCGTTGGCTTAGCCTTAAGTACCTCTTTCACAAACGCTAAAGGTTTCTCTTTGTACCTGTTTATCATATCTATAAGCATGTTAGCCATCTTTACCACCACGCATAGCAGCTTTCACTAAATCATCATAAATGTCAGACTCCTTTGTCCCACTACGCTTTATCAACTCCATCATCTGCTTGAACGCAAGCACAGGATTCTGCTGACTCGCACGTGTAACCCTCTTTGTAAGCTCAGCCCTAAATTTAGCCTCAGCATGTTGCATGAGAATACGAAAATCATCATACTCAAACCATTTTGTGTACTGCTCCGGCGTTATCATCACAAGCGCACACGCATCCTCTATACTAACACCATTGCTTATGTTCTCGTATAACTGCTTAACATTCTCAAATGTAAAATCAGGATCGTCTATCTTCGAATAGTCAAGCGTGTCAAACCATATCTTCAACCTATCACCACCCTTACCTATTCATTACAATTATATCACGCTAATTGCATATTAATTGCATATCATTGCACTTCCTTGTGCACCTAAACCTCAACAACTCTATTATATCATAGACCATATGCACTATATCATGCACTAAATCCTGCCTTTTTCTACGTTATACCATCCCTACTGCACCACGTTCATACCCACCTTGAACTACTGCACATGTAAAACATGTGGTATCTATTCTTTTACTACGTAAAAACACGCTCGTATATGCGTATTCTATGCGCATATTCTATACGACTATTCAGTCTGTCTAAGCATATATATGCGAAATATGTACGTCCGTTTTAGACTGGATATTTTTGTATACTATAAAAAATACAGCATGAATACACGGGGGTATAGTCTGTATATAGTCTGTATATAGACTGTACAGTCTTAAACCGTCTAAATACATGCTTATTCAGACTATAAAAAAAAAATAAAAAATATAAATGGACCGTATATAGACTGTATAAAAAAAATAAAAAAAAAATATATAAACGGACCGTATAATAACAGACTGATATACGCGTGAGTTATAGTATATTCTCATACTATTCATGCTTATTCATACTATTCATGCTTATTCGGACCATATTACATGCTTATTTGGTCTATTCTAACGTATGTCAGACCATATTACAAGCGTATACAGACTATAACAGACTATTCAAGCTTATTCGGACTATTCAAGCGTGTTGTGATATAAGCGTGTTGAATATTAATAATATTAACGGACTATTCAAGCGTATACAGAATATTCAAGCGTGTACGGACTATTCAAGCATGTTGTGAACGATATAAAATAATCGCAGAAATATATATGTAATGTTTTCTTAACGCTTTTGTTATTGACAGGAATAGAATATAGTGATATATTTATATCGAACAAAATAAAAATGGGAGGTGTGGGAAATGGATAAGAAGATTCTAAGAGAAATTGAAGAGGTGTTTGAAGACTTGGGTGAAGGGTTGTATTACATTACTCATATCGACAATGTTCCGTCTATTTTGCAAAGAGGAATTTTGTCTCACGCAGAAATTGAGAGGCAATCCATA